TTCTTTTCCGGCCCATCCGGCATGGATTTCATTTGTGCGCGAAGATGCTTGCGCGTGATGGCGTAGTCTGCGGTGGTCATCGCTCGCGCCCCGCGTAGACCGCCGTCTTGTCGAACTTGCGCCATGCCCGAATCGTGCGAGGCTTTTTAATCCCCATGTGGCGCTTGCGGATGCGGTCTATTTTCGCCTTCTCGCCAACGTCGGCGCTGGTCTTGACCTTGTGGGCGTCGCGCAGGGCTGGTGCCAGGTTGAATTCAGCGTGCTCGCCGCCGTTGCAGAGCGCGACCTTGTGCTCCAGATCCCAATAGTCGGCGGGCACTATCTTGCGGCCTGTCAGATAGCAGCGGCCATCATAGGCAAGGAAAATCCGCATCCGCACATGCGGAGGGACTTTCGTATCGGGCGTCTTGCCGCGCCACTCGGGGATGCTGCGGCTCATGCTGGCACGATCTCCGCGGCGCGCTTCCACACCTGATAGCCGAGCACGAGCTCGGACCAGCCGACGTTGTCCGACTTGATGTCGGCGCGGCTCTTGATCTTGCAGTGATGGCGGATGACATCTGCCGCCTCGTCCGGATCTGGAATCGGCATGTCGAATTTCTCGGCGAGAAACAGCCGGAAGGCTCGATCCTGGGAGAGCATGCCGGCTTGTTGCGGGAGCGGCATTTCGGCGAATGGACGCTTGTCCGCCCCGCTCGGGGCGCGGGTCAGGGTCGAGCGGGGCGGGGTAACAACTGGGCTGGGTGGGGATACGACCCCGGCAATTGCATCACCTTCCTTTCCTTGCTTGAGCCTCGCGATACCGCACCACACTTCATGCGCGGCAATCGGCATCCCGCCGAGCACTTGATAGGCCGTGTCTGCCTGTTCCAACGGAAGCTCGAACACGACCTGAACGACCTTGCGCCCCTTCACGATGCGCCAGTCGGAATAGGTGGCTTGGAATGCTGCGGCGGTCATGCTGCTGCCTTACCCTTCAATCGGGCCATGTGATCCATAACGGCGGCTTTCAACGCGTCGGTATCGGCTTGCGTGAGGCCGATAGCGCGGCGGGCTGCTTTCTCGAAATCAGAATTCCACCAATCGCTAAGCGCGCGGGGCTCCAAGAAGTCCTCTATCTTTTTGAGGGCCGTAACCTTGAACCGCGTAAGACTCTCGTCTTCCGGCTCTGCAACGTTCGTCTGCTCCTTGTCATACAGCGCCAGCCCGAAGGGATTGCCGAACGTCATCAGCGCGCGTTTTCGGCTATCGCTCTCCGCTTCCTTGATGGCGGACTCGTGGGCTTGGCCCAGGTCAACGTCGATCCCGTGGCCAGCGCCGACGCCTTCGCGGATCACAAGGCTGTCGCCGGCAAACGCCACGACACGCACCTTGGCGGTGTAGGACACGCCCCACCCGTCCTTGGTGTTTGGCTCGCGGCCGATCTTGCGCTCGCGCTCCGACACGCATTTGATCTCGACCGTTTCGCTTGACCAGCCGTCAAAGCCGAAGATGCGGTTCGCTTCCGAGATGGCAACCCAGCTCTCGACGTAGCTAAGCTGTCGTCCGGCCTGTGCGCGCTGCTTGACGTTTGACCGACTAAGCGGCGCGGCGAGTTGTGATTTTTGTTCGGTCGTGAACATGCTAGACTCCCAATTCCTTCTGGCCTTCACGACGCGGCGACCATAGCGGGCAATACCCGACGTTGATCGATACGCATTTGTTGTACGGCTCCACGGCCATCCATTGCGTAGGCGCTACCGGCGAAAGACCTTCCAGCCGCGGAAACTTCACGCACAGCCACCGCTGATAGGTCTGCTTGCGCGTCTCCATGTGGACGTGGTCGCAGGTTTCGCATGGGGTCGGGCGCGTGCTCACTCGGCGGCCACCAGATGACTGACCGGCTCATCAATCCGCCGCAGCAATCGCTCGAGCTGCGCGCTCGCCAATGACAGATCCTCCCGTTCCCGAACGATCAGCGGGCGGATGCTGGGATCAGCAAGGCCGTTCGACAGGTCGTTGAGTGAAATGATTAGCTTGTTGATCATGCTGCCGATGTCATCCTGGGTCATGCCTGCCCCCTGTGTCGCAGCAAGTTCTCCATTGCCTTCTTTCCATTCAAATAGAGAGCTTCCGTTGCAACCTCATCCTCCGCGGGATCGCCGCGGAGGAAACGCCGGTCTTGGGTGGCGGTCGCTACGGCGTCAACGAGCCAGTCCGCCCAATAATCCGATGAAGCCTTATCCCGATTGTTCATGACAACCTCCACACCACGGCCTCGCGCCCGCTCTTGGTGCGGCGCGTCGTGCCGCTGTTTACGATCTCGCCCATTAGCTCCAGTTCGCGCCTGCGAGGCCGCTCGGTGTTGCCGCCCATGTCGAGGGCGAACATCATTTCCTCATCGGTCGCGCCTTGTGGGCATGTCTTGAGATGATCGAGAATTTGCCGGTGCAACGGCCCGACGCTTTTCTTGATCGACTGCGCGGCTGCGAGGCTGGTCGGTGAATGCGCCTGCGCTGGTGGATCGCCTCGATAGGGCGGGGCCACATAGTCGAAGAGGTCCCCGTTCATCGCACGATCTTCTCTGCTATCTGCCCCCACACGGCCAACGTCAGACAAATGAGCCCAAGGGCTACGAGGGCTTGAACAATGATGGGGGTGGGATCGGTCGGGCGGATCATCGCACTGGCCCCTGTGCTGCGAGTTCATGCGCCATGCCGAGAGACGGGCAGATGCGCGGGTCGCCGCCGACCGTGATGCCGTAGACGAAATACTCGTTGCCGACGTGGTAGATTTCGATGGGACCGTTTTTGAAGATGAGCATCACGCGGCCTCCATCCGCCGCCGCAGATCAGCCCGCCGGTAAACGTGCTCAATCGAGGCGACAGGCTTGCCGTTGATGACGATCATGTCGTCGTCGCAGTCCACATCGTCGGGAGAGACGTGAAACCATGCCGCGATCACCTCGCTGGTGGGCGCCCACACATCGGCAAGCCGCTGATACCAGCCACGGTGAATGACCTTGCCGGTGGAGATGTCGGTGACGGTGATTTGCATGGCGGGCCTCATCTGCTGATGAAAACCGTTGTACACCCCATGCACATCGATAGTCAAGCGTCTTTGTGCGTCCGATGTACAAATATTTTAGGAGGGTCTAACTGGCCCGCAAAAGGGTCTTGGCGATGTCCACCAACTGCCGGCGCTGGGCGCGGGTGGCGTGGTCCCAGATCGACCAGATCCCATCCGGATCGTCCGGATTGCGGATGAGCAGGGACGCAACGTCGGTTCCCAGCGCATCCGCGAGCGACTCAAGTAATACCTGATTGTAGGGCTGTTTGCCACGTTCGATGCGGCTCAGCGTGGCGTGAGTGACCCCGACGCGCTCGGCGAGCTGCTCGAGGGTGAGGCTGCGGTGCGTGCGCCAGGCACGGATTTGCGTCTCACCGTAACGCGGCTGAGGCTTGAGCCTGGAAATGACCCTCGGTTGGCCCATGTGTGCAGGATGCACGGGCGCCCCGAGAGCGTAAACGACATCTGGTGTACAAGAGCCTTGACCATCACTGTGCGCCGGGTGTACATTGCCCGCCATGCATCTATCCGACTTCATGGCTTCGCGCAAACTGACCGACGAGGATGTGGCCGCCGGGATTGGAAGGTCGCGCGTCTCTGTCAGCAGGTATCGCCGCCGTTTGGTGCGGCCGGACTGGGACGCGATCGAGACGATCAAGGCGTTCACCGGGGGCGCTGTGCTGGCTGACGACTGGACCGGCCCGCTCGATGAGCCTGCGCGCGAGCCCGCAGAGGCCCGCGCATGACGCGGGAGCCGAACCAAGTCGCCCATCCCTGCCCCCTGATTGTATTCCGCTACGGTAGGGTACGGTACGGTGCGACCACGGGATGGAACAACGCGGTAATTTACGTAGACAACCTGACCTGCGGGCAATCAACCCCCGGTGAATCTTTACGGCGCCGAAATACGGTTGCGTTGCGGAACCTCGCGCAACACATCCGCTGGCCCACCGCCGGCTACCGCAACAGGGCAATGACAGCGGGCGGGTTTTCCCCGCAAACCCCAATAGGCCGATCTGCCGCATTGACAGGCTTTTGCCGGTCAACCTTCCGAGATTGCGGGACATTTCTTGCGATTCAAGCGGCGAAGTTGGTCCATTTCGAACGATTCGATCCGCTTGGCTTCCCCGCGCCAGATGTCCTCTGTCCGGGTATACGACCACCCAAGTTTGTGCGCCGCACGCTTGATGCAAGCTTGGATAGTATCGTCGTATCCGCGCTGTCCTGCCGCAAGGCGCACCAGCGCCGCCGCCTCGGATCGTGCCGCCTCCCGCAGTGCGGCGACCGCCTCTCGCCTCGGCATCATCCGTTCTCATCTGGCACCGGAAGTTCCCAATGTCGGGGCAAGTTCGTCCGAGATTTCGGGAGGACGGCATGAGGCTCATCGCATTCGCGATCTATCTCGGCATTGGCGCGATGCTTCACGCACTGTTCGTCGGCGCGCAATTCGATTGGACATCGGCGTGGACTTTCGGATGGCTGTTCGGCTGGCCGATCATGCTGTTCGTCGCAGGCTGGACGTTCGCTCTCATAGTCTGCGTCGGCGCCGGCATCGCATACGCGATCTGGTCTTGGCTTGAGAGCATCGCCGAGTGGCGCGAGCGGCGCCGCAAGCAGCGCGCCCGAAGCGCGAAGCTGACGACCTAGCGCAATGAAATCCCGGACGACCTCCAAGTCCTGAAACCCGATCCAAGCTTCGACAGGCTCAGAAATGCTCATCGCGCAGCGCCATCCGAGCGAGACAGACAGCAGAGGGCAATCTGCCGTCCGCTCGCTCGGTACGCAGGCTCGCGCGCGAACTGAAATCCGAATCTCGCCCCAGCCCGGCCGGGCTGACGGTGAGTCCAGCCGGCGGGTCGCTCCCCCGCCGCTCGTCGGCTGGAGCTACGCGCACTCGAGCTCGGCCACGGGGGCATCGGCTGGCCGAGTTCGGGGCGCGCAAACTTCACCACAACGGGGGAATTCATCATGTACAGAACGATACAGGCCGCCGGAGAGACGGCAACGAACGACGCTCCCGCAGGCGAGAGCGAAGGCGCCCCTACCATCGGCGTCAGACTTTCCACTCTCGCTCGCGGGAGTGATCGGCACGAATGGTTCTACGCCGCGGCATGCTCCTTGCTCGGCAAGGACCCCGGTCTGCAACTCAACCTGCTCACCGGCTATCCGGTGTCGAGCTGCTCGGCCTACGTCCACAACGAATGGGCAAAGCGCCGCCGGCCGCCCGAGCATTTCATCCGCGCCGTCTGCCATGTCGAGCAAGGGTTTCACAGCGCTTTCATGGGCGGCTGTGAGGCGCGGTGGTGGCTCGACTTTCAACATGCCGCGGAAATCGGCCGCAAGGTTCTGGACATAACGAGGTGAGGGATGCACCAAAACTCCACATGGACCGAAGCCCAGATCGAGCAACTCAAGACGCTCTGGTCTGACGGATCGTCGGCGACCGACATCGCCAAGCTGATGGGCCTTGCATCCCGGTCGGCCGTGCTCGGCAAGATCCATCGCCTCAAGCTCCCGAAGCGACGCGAGGCATGGAAGCCCGTTGCGCCTCCGAGGTCCGCGGTCGAGCTTGAGGCCCATTCTGAACGCGAGCGCGAGCGCATGCGGGAGAGGCGGGCCAGGAAACGCATGCGGTTACTCGCCAGCCCGCGCCTTGTGCCGGACGCCCCGCCCTCGCTTGTGCTCGAGTGCCGCCCTTGCTCGCTGCTCGAGCTGACACGCGAGCGATGCCACTGGCCGATGGGCGAGCCTGACGAGCCAGGGTTCCATTTCTGCGGCGGAACTGCGCTCGCGGAGAAACCCTACTGCCACGGCCATTGCCTCATAGCATACAAGCCAAAACAGCCAATTCGGCGCGCACCGTTCATTTGGCGTGCAGCATGACGGCCTCCGACATCATCCGCGAGGTGGCGGCCTCGCACGGGATTACCGTGGCTCAGGTCATGGGCAAGTCGATCGAGAGAAACCTGGTAGCGGCGCGAACCGAAATCGCGCGGCGGCTGGAGGCTGAGCGAGACCTATCCCATGGACAGATTGCTCGGCTTGTCGGTCGGTCCAAAAAGGCAATCAAAATCTACCTCAGGCCGGATTACCGGGCTCGGCGCATCACCCGCCAAAACGCACGCTCGAGATTGCTTCGGGAGCAGACATCGGGGATGCCGGCATGATCCCGCGCCTGGAACTCACCCCCGAAGAACTCGCCTACGCGAAATCGCGCTATCGCCCCAACATGCGCGACCGGGGGGCCGCTGCCATTGCGCGCGAGCTCGGCGTGTCCCGAGACGGATTGCTGCGCCACATCGATCCGGAATACCGGAAGAAACGCAACGCGAGCGCAGCGAAATGTATGGCGCGCAAACGTGTTCCGATCGACAGGCCGAGCGGCAGGCAATCAAACGACGCAAGGTATGCCGAAGCCCGCGCCAAGGTGACGCTTGCTCCCATGCCATGGGTGGACTGCTGATGTTCGACAACGAGAGAGCGCCGTCTCCTTGGTATCACGATCAGACCGAAATGTTGGTCGGCCTTGCGCTGCGCGGTCATCCCATCGATGACCCAGAGGCGGAACAATATCTCGATTACACATCCGGCCGAGCCAAGATGGCATCGCCGCGGTGGGTTGCCATGGTCAACCAGGGCAAACACGGGCGCCTGAGGTCGCTCAGGATGGCTGCGGCACGAGCGAAGGGCACGCACTGCAAATCGGAATGGACAGCCATGGTGGACGTTTTTGGCGGCTGCGTCCGCTGCGGCGTCGATAAGGAAAGCCTCTACGGCGGGATGCCGAGCAAGGACCACATAATTCCGATCTTTGTTGGGGGCTGCGATTGTATTGCGAACATTCAGCCTCTTTGCCGGAACTGCAATTCCGGAAAGCCGGACGCAACCGACTATCGGCCGATCGTTCGATCTGATTGGGCCATGCGCTATATCGCCCGCCTTGAAAATGGCTGGGAGTAGTGATGGCAGAACTCCCAATCATGCCGGTAAAGACGGACGCTTTGATCGCGGACACCAGCCACATGTCGCCCGAGGAATTCGGCGCATACATGCGGCTGCTCTGCGCGATGTGGCGCCACGGCGGGAGGATTACGGAGGACCCCGAGGAGCTGGCCAGGATAGCAGGCGTCACGCTGAAGCAGTGGGCGAAGATCGCTGAGCGGGTATTGCGACCGATGACAGCCGGCGGCGGCATCCTCACGCAAAAGCGCCTGACGACGACATGGATGGACGTGCAGACAATCCGGCAGAAGCGCTCTGCGTCGGCAAACAAGAGGTGGGGAAATGGCGGCGCACATTAAGTACAAACGCAATGCAAATGCATATGCCGGGCATATTCGGACCATGCCCGTCCGCAATGCTAACCAAAACCAAAGATACTAAACTACTTCTTTCTGAGTATGTGGCCGCGCGCGAAGAGGTCTTCCGAGGAAGCAAGAAAGTTTTCACATGAAACGCAAGGCAGGCATGGCATGAGCGAGCAGAGCATGGTGGATCGGGTTTGGCCATTCGTGTTGCGTCGGAAATTTGATGCAGTGCGGCGTGAAAACTACACTTTGCGGGATGCACTACGCGAAGCGAATGCCGAACTGCTGCGCCACCGTCGGCTATTGGCTGGGGTGCGGGCTGGATCAATCGACGTGGTAGGCGCTCTCGATCGCATTTCGCGTGCCGCCGCCCTCTCCGAATCCGAACCGAAGGGAAAGTAAGTGAAGAATTTGTTTCAGGAGAGAGCACAGCTCCTTGAGCCGCTAGTGCCATCAACCGGGCAGAGGAGGTGAGGATGAATCTTCCGAGCAAATTCTTGGATGTCCACGGTAAACGGTTGCTCAAGGCATTCGAGCGATATGGTCCTGTGGTGCAAATCATACCGGACGAACCACTGGGCGCAGTGTCGAACAATCCGATGGCGCTTCCAGAAATGACCGTAACGGTCATCACCGTGCGCTGCATCAACGCCTGTGGTTTCGTTCATTTTGAGGCATTCTCGAAAGCCGATCAGGACGCCGCGGCAGCATGGGCCGAGAAGCATCAGGACACGACGCGCGAGGAATTCGACTGGCTTCCTTCATTCGCCGTAGACCGATGATGGCACGAACGGCAGAGCAAACTCAGGTGGTTGCCTGAACCATTCCGAATCCGAACCAAAGGGCTAGACCAGATGCACGGGAACATCGCGATGCAGCTCGGAAGAAACCGCAAGGGCCGAAAGCGCAAGAGCGGCTACCGCAAGCCTTCGGGCGATGTCATCCTCATTCGAACGGATTACCGAGCAATGGCCGCGCTCACACCCACCCGCATTTCGCTTCCAGCGGCCTACCGACTCGATGAACGCGCCGAGACGCAGATCGGGCGGCTCAACATCGTTTGGCGCACCAGCGGGCTTCCCTACGCGACCAGGCCGGGTATCCCGGATGTCGAATACGAGGCCGGCACCAAATACGCCAACGTCGTCCGCGCCTATCTCCGGCTGGCCAATGCGCCCAGGCTCGCGCAGATGCAAAACCTATGGCCCTCGGGCTCCGACCCGGAAGCATTGCCGGCGCAGCGGCGAAGCGTGGAGCTCGATCCGGACGGCGAGAAGGTGACCGAGCGATACACGCGGGCCTACGAGGCGGTATCGGATTCCGCTGGCCGGCCGGGCCACATGGCGGTAAATCGCGCGGTGGTTCACGATCAGCCTTGCTCGGCCGACCAACTTATCCACCTACGGGTAGCCCTTCGCGGGCTTGCCGCATACTTCGGCTTGACAAATCAGAGAAATTAGAGGAGGTGGGAAATGCAAACTCCCAAATCACGCCCTGACCTGACCCCCACCGAGATCATCCGTCTCGGCATTCAATCCGGCCAGCCTGCTGATGTCATCATCGCTAGCCTGGAGGCAGCGGGGTGGGTTTGCGTACCGGTAGAGCCGAAAGCTGAAATGCTCAGAGCCGCAACTCTCGCTGAACATGAGCACTTTTATGCAGGCAAGAGCATGACATCGCATACTTGGAACTCTTTGTCTTGCATGTTTGTCGCGAAACTGTACCGCGCCATGCTCTCAGCCCGCCCCAAGTAGCCGAATAGCGGGACACCATGCGCCAAAAGACAATTCAACAGCTTAGTATGCAAAACCATGCCGTTTCAGCCGGGAAACACTGAAGGCCGAAAGAGCCAGAAGCACAAGCCGTATCGTGACGCTCTCCTGATGGAGGTAGCGCTTGCCGAGAAGGGCGAGGAATCGCCTGCTCCGATCGGCTCGCTGCGCTGGATAGCCCGTCAGCAACTCATTCGAGCCGGCGAAGACACTTCGGCTGTGAAGGAAATAGCGGATCGTCTGGATGGCAAGGTTCCGCAGGCTGTTGGTGGTGTAGATGAGGACGGCGACCTCGCGCCACTCGTCCCGATCATCAACCTCTCAGGACGCCCTGGATCTTCATCTACATCCTAAGCAGTGGGTGGCATTCGAAACGCTGGCGACCGAGGTTCTATACGGCGGCGCCGCGGGTGGTGGCAAATCTCACCTGATGCGCATTGCCGCCATCGTGTGGTGTACGGCAATCTCGGGTCTTCAGGTCTACTTGTTCCGCCGCATTCGCGATGACCTGATCAAGAACCACATGGAAGGCCCGAAAGGCTTCCGCGCTACACTGGCGCCATGGGTTGTCGCAGGCTGGTGCGAAATCGTTGAGGACGAAATCCGTTTCTGGAACGGCTCGAAAATCTATCTGTGCCACTGCAAGGATGAAAAGGACATCTACAAGTACCAGGGCGCAGAAATCCATGTGCTCCTGATCGATGAGCTGACGCACTTCACCGAGACGATGTACCGGTTTCTCCGCAACCGCGTTCGCATGGTCGGCCTGACAATCCCGAAGGAATATGCCGGCCGGTTCCCGCGCATCCTGTGCGGCGCGAACCCCGGCAATATCGGGCATCTGTGGGTGAAGACCACATTCGTCCTGTTCGGCCAGCCAATGGCTGTCACGCTCACGGAATCGAAAGAGGGCGGCATGCGCCGTCAGTTCATTCCGGCACAGCTCGATGACAACCCGAGCATGACCGTGGACGACCCTGGTTACGAGGGACGGCTCGAGGGCCTCGGCTCCGAGCAGCTCGTCAAGGCGATGCGCTGGGGCGATTGGGATGTGATCGAAGGCGCGTTCTTCGATTGCTGGAATGCGCGCCGGCACGTCATTCGGCCGTTCGAGGTTCCGAAGGATTGGGGTAGGTTCCGATCAGGGGATTGGGGTTCGGCACATCCGTTCAGCTTCGGCTGGTGGGCGATCGTAAGCGACGCCTACAAGACCGAATGCGGCATCTGGCTTCCGCGGGGCTGTCTCGTTCGATATCGCGAGTATTACGGGATGCTGCCGGGCAAGCCGAATGTGGGCCTGAAGCTTCCGGCCGAGAAGGTTGGTGCCGAGATTTGGAAGCGCGAGCAGGATGACCCGAAGCTGAGTTACGGCGTGCTCGACCCCGCGGCCTTCGCGGAGGATGGCGGCCCGTCGATCGAGGAGCGGATCAGGAACGGCTCCGACCGCAAGATCTTCTTCAATCGCGCTGACAACAAGCGGGTGCCGCAGCGCGGCGCCATGGGAGGTTGGGATCAGATGCGTGGTCGGATGATCGGCGAAGCCGAGGACCGGCCGATGATCGTGTGTTTCTCGACGTGCATGGACAGCATCAGGACAATCCCCGCGCTGCAGCACGACCAGGCCAAGCCGGAAGACCTCGACACGGACGGCGAGGACCACAGCGCGGATGAGTGGCGGTACGCCTGCATGTCCCGCCCATGGTTGCCGCCGAGCAAGGCGCCGCCCGCAAAGCCGCGGGATCGCTGGGACCGCGAGCCGAAAGACGACGTGGAAAACTGGAAAACCGCGTAAATGCAAGCCATCGCCGAAATCCTCCGACCGGACGAAACAACCCCGGTCGACAACCAGCGCGAGTCTGACGGCAAGCTGACCGTCAACGACCTCGTGCGCATGTTTGAGGAATCGGAAGACGCCAGCCTTGACGCCCGTAAGGAAGCCGAGCGCGATCGGGATTACGTCGACAACAAGCAACTAACCGCGGACGAAATCGCGACGCTCCAGAAACGCGGCCAGCCTCCGCAGATCGACAACCGCATCAAGACCAAGATCGACTATCTGGTCGGGCTGGAGAAGCAACAGCGCATCGACCCGATCGCGCGGCCTCGCACCCCGGTCCACGAGCAGGACGCCTCGAGCGCCACAGAAGCGCTGCGCTACGTGGCCGATGGCGAGGACTACGACAACAAGCGCTCGGGCATCTGGCGCAACATGCTGGTGGAAGGTGCCGGCGGAATCGCGGTGCGGGTCGAGCCCGAGTACGGCGATGAGTTGTGCATCAAGCTCCAGCGCACGCCATGGGACCGGATGTTCTGGGACCCGCATTCGGCCGAGGCTGATTTCGAGGACGCCGGCTATCTCGGCCTCGTACTCTGGCAGAACTACGACGACGCGCTGCTGATGTATCCGGAGGGCAAGGAAGCGCTCGACACCACGCTGCGTACGGCGCCGTCCGACACCTACGACGACAAGCCCAAGTTCAGCCATTGGGCTGACAAGAAGCGCAAGCGCGTCCGCATCGTTCAGATCTGGATCAAGCAGGGCAAGGACTGGCATTTCGCTGAGTTCACCAAGGGTGGCATTCTCAAGGCCGGACCTTCCCCGCACAGGACCGACAAGGACGAGAGCGACGGGGAGCTGTTCTTCCAGTCGGCCTATGTGGACCGGGACAACAACCGATACGGCCTCGTGCGTGAGATGATCACGCTGCAGGACGGTATCAACAAGCGCAAGTCGAAGTCGCTGCATCTGCTGAACACGCATCAGACGACCTACGAAGACGGCTCGATCGACAATATCGAGGAATACCGCAAGCAGAAAGCTCGCCCGGACGGCACGATGCGGGTTAATCCCGGCGCGCTGTCCAATCCCAATGGCCCGAGGATCACGAGCGAAACGCGCGTGGATCTCGCCCAAGCTCACATGCTGTTGCTGCAAGATGACAAAAACTCCATTGATCTTAAAGGACCGAATGCTACCGCCATGGGCGATAAGGCTCAGGGCTCTAGTGCGGCATCTGGAAGAGCAATATTGGCATCGCAACAGGGCGGGATGGTCTCGCTCGGCGACTTGCTCGATAACCTACGTCACCTCGACCGGCGGGTTTTCCGCGCCGTCTGGTATCGCATCCGGCAATACTGGACCGGGCAGAAGTGGATTCGCGTCACCGACGACGAGACGAATGTGAAGTGGGTCGGCGTCAATGTCGATCCGATGCAGGTTCAGCAGGCCATGCAGCAGCGGCCTGAGATGCAGGGCAAGATCGCTGGCGTAATTGCGAACGTGGCCGAGCTCGACTGCGACATCATCATCGATGAGGTGCCGGACGTGATCCTGGCGCAGGAGCAGTTCCAGCAATTGCTCGAGATGAAGCAATACGACGCCGAGAACGAGATTCCGTTCCGCGAACTGATCCTCGCATCCTCGATCAAGGACAAGCAGAAGTTCGTTCAGGCAATGGACAAGCGGGCGGCCGAACGCCAGCAGTCGCCCGGCGCGCAGTTGCAGCAGCGCGGCGCGGTTGCCGAGGTGAAGAAGACCGAAAGCGAAACCATCCTCAATCTTGCCAAGGCGCATCAGGCCGGACAGCCCGAGCAGCCCGACATGATCCAGCCGCAACAGCAGCAATTCGAGGTTCCGCCCGAGCTGCAGATCGGCAAGGCGATTGCCGACATTGAGCATGTCAGGGCAAACACCGAGAAGGTGCGGACGGATACCGCGCTGGCGCCGCCCAAGGCGATGCACGACGCGCAGATGAAACAGGATGCGCTTGCGCAGCGTGCGCAGCAGGCCAGGTTGATGGCCGCGCGACCGCAGGGCGACGCCCGATGATCCGAGATCCGTCATGGCTTGAGTTCGTAATCGCCATACCGATCGCTGGGTTTCTCGCCCTTGCCTACATCAAGGGCGTGACCAAGACTTGACGACCCGCCGCCGGGGTTAACGGGCGCTCGTCCCCCTGAGGACGCTTAAACACAGGGCCGCCGCCGGGTATCGGGCGCCAGAGCACTAGCTCGCAAAACTAGGATGCCACATGCAATCGCTGGATAACATCCTGGCGAGCCGGGAAACCGTGCCCGCGCAGGAAACGCAGGATCAGACGACGCAGGCCGCGGAAGTCACCGAGGCCGAATCGACCGAGCAGGCCACGGAGACGACCGAGGGCGAACCGTCGAAAGACGGCAAGCCACCCATCGGCGCAATCCGTCAGGCCGAACGGGAGAAAGCCACCAAGCGCTACACGGAACAGGTCGCCGACTTCGACAAGCGACTGGCCGAGACCAACGCGGCTTGGGACCGTCGTTTTACGCAACTGCTGGAAACGGTAAAGCCGAAGGCCGAACCGCAGCCAGCACCGGACATCTTCGAAAACCCGTCTGCTTTCGTTCACCAGCAGGTGAATGGTCCGCTGACGGAAATGCGCCAAGTCCTGATGCACAATTCCCGGCTCATCGCCGAGCAGCGGCATTCGGACGATGCGGTGCAGGCGGCAGATGACGCCTTTTCGAGAGCTGTTGCGGCACGCTCGATCGATCCTTCCGACTACCAGCGAGTGATGAACAGCCCGAATCCCTACGACGCGGCTGTGAAGTGGCACAAGCGCCAGCAAGCTCAAGCCGAAATCGGTGACGATCCCGCGGCCTTCCGGACGAAGGTTGAAGCGGAGATCCGCGCCAAGCTCGAGCAAGAGGCACAGAACGGACAGACGGAACAGACGACGCAAACCCAGCAGCGCGTCATGCCGTCGAACCTCGCAGCCGCTCGCAACGTCGGAAGCCGAGCAGGCCCGACATGGGGTGGCCCCAAACCGCTGAACGACATCTTCAAGCGATAGCGCCTAACGGCCGTCGCGCGATGTCGTTCGTCTCAAAGGATTAACGACAATGGCCGACTCTCGCGCCTCCACTGGCCTTACCCCCGAACAATGGGACGACCAGTTCTTTGTCGAGTACCTCTCCGAGAACCGCTATTCCGGCGAGATGGGGACTGACGAAGCCTCCATCATTCAGGTGAAGGAAAACCTCTCCAAGAAGGCCGGCGACCGCATCAATTTTGCTCTCGTCAACAAGGCCACGCAGGACGCGGTGACCGGCCGCGGCACGATGGAAGGCAACGAGGAGGACATGGCGTCCCGCTCGTTCGAAGTGGCTGTCGACAAGCGCCGCAACGCCGTCCGTGTTGCCGAGGTGGACGAGCAGTTCTCGGCGATCTCGCTGCGCGATGCCGGCAAACACGTCCTGAAGGAATGGTCGCTGAAGGACACCGAGAAGCTGATCAGCCAGGCTCTCGGGTCGATCAACGGCGTGACGCTCGCGGCCTCGACCGAATCCCAGCGTGACGCCTGGCTGACCGACAACACCGACCGGGTCTATGACCCCTCGGCCACCAACGGCACCGACCACAGCGCGATCTGGGATGCGCTCGACACGACCAACGACCGCCTGACGGCGGCCGACGTGTCGGCCATGAAGTACATGGCCCAGGTCACGGCAAGCCCGAAGATCCGTCCGATCCGCAACGAGGCGAACGGCCGACATTACTACATCCTGTACTGCGATCCGCGCTCGTTCCGTGACCTCAAGAACGAGTCCTCATCTCCGATCGCGCAGGCGCAGCGCGAGGTCATGCTCGAGATGGAGAACAACCGGCTGTTCAAGGGCGGTGATCTGCTCTGGGATGGCGTCATCATCAAGGAAGTGATCGACATCTACGACCAGTTCGCCGTGACCCTCACCAACGAGGGTGCGTCGGCCACGGCCGAGGTGGCGGTGAACTTCCTCTGCGGAGCGCAGGCGGTTGGCGTGGCGTATGCCCGCCGCTGGAAGACCACAACGCAGGACTTCGACTACGGCGACAAGCACGGCATCGAAATCTCATCGATCTACGGTGTCGGCAAGATGCAGTTCGGCTCCGGCGCGGCCGACCGTGACGACCTCAAAGACCACGGTGTCGTCACCGGCTATTTCGCGACCGTGACGTAAGGAGGCGAGCACATGGCAACTGTCAGCGCCACGCGCGCATCCTCTACGTTCCCGGTTCCCGGCTCCAATGTGGTTCGGGTGGCGTGGGGAACCTACACCCACGCCAGCAACCTCGCGGCCACCACCATCATCGAATACTGCCGCATCCCTCGGGGCGCGGTGGTGACCGGTGGCTACTGGAGTGCGGACGACCTCGACACCAACGGCACCGAGGAGCTCGACATCGACATCGGCTGGGCGGCAAACGGCGTCGACGCTGCCGACCCGGACGGGTTCGGCAACCTCGGCACGCTCACGGGTGATGCCAGCGTGCATCTCGCCGCGGCAAGCATCTGGATGCCGCTGCAGAACACGATCATCTCGGGCGGCCCGGTGACGTTCAATGCCGAAACCACGCTTCAAGCGGTGATCAACACCGACGCGGCGACGGGCGGCACCGGGCAGTCGAGCCTCGTTGTCTACTTCTACGTGCCGTAACGGCTCAGGGCGGGGCCTTTGTGCCCCGCCACCCCCACACATGAAGGATTGAACAATGGGCACGTCAGCCGTTGCTCCACGCACTCCGCACACCCACCAAGTCCCCTACATGCGGGCCGCGGTGGCGTACAACACGGTCAATATCGGTGTCGACGGAAAGGTGCCGCTCGGCACGCTTCCTGCCGGCGCGATCATCACGTATGCGCTGGTCAAGATCAACACGCCGTTCAACGCCGCGACCACCAACGTTCTCACCGTAGGCACGGCGACCAGTAATGCCGCGGTGCTGACTGCGGCAGACATCAACGAATCCGTAGCGGGCACGACCATCACCTGGGCCGCCGCCGGCTACAAGGTGACCGACGCAACGCCGCTGTTTGTCGTCTACACGCAGACCGGCACCGCGGCGTCGGCCGGCGCCGCCGACATCATCATCCACTTTGTCCCGAACAACGATCGCTAGGAGCAAAACCCATGCCTGTCTTTACAGGAGTCGACGGCATCCCCGGCGTGACTGTCTCGGGCGCCTCGATCCTCACCAACGGAATGACCGTCTTCACGATCGCGGGCGGGTTCATTCGCATCACCGACCTGTTCTCGGAAAACGTGGTCGACTCGGATGCTGCCGCTTCCACCATCCAGTGGAGCGCGGACGGCACGCTGGGCTCGGCAACGACCATCACGGCGGCTTCGGCCTCCACGGCATCGGTCGCGCCGGGCGGCATCGTGAACTGCGACTTCACCACGATCAACACGGCGCCTGTGATCGCGGCCAACGGCGTTGCGCTTCAGGGGCCGACCACATCGACGGGCGGCAGCGTCATCATCCCGGCCGGCATTCTCAAGCTGGTCATCGGCGGCGCCGACACCACCACCACGACCTGGCGGCACATCATCCGATGGATTCCGCTGGCGCCGAACGTGACTGTCGTGGCGGCATTCTAAGCCATGACTGCCAAGACCTCGACACATCTTGCCAACCGCGCGCTGGACAAGCTGCTTGTCGTCGGTCTTGGCCAGTCGCCCGACGACGAGGACACCGCGAAGGCGCTCGACAAGTACGAGGCGTTCCGGGAGTTCATTTCCTCGATCGATGTTTTCTCGATCGCGGACGACGACGACATCGACCTTGCGGCGTTCGAATGGCTGGCGACGTATTTCGCGTATTTCCTCGCCAATGACTTCGGCAAGCCGCAAGAGGACGGCATGCGCGTTGCTGCTGAGTACAATTTGCGGCGCATCACGGCAGGAAAGCCGAGCGGTGAAGTCCTGCGCTCGGAATACTTCTGATGTCCGCGATCGTCTTCCCCGTCTCATCCGCCCCCGGCGCGCATCAGCAGAGCGGAGCTGGCCGGCTGATCAACGCCTACGCGGTGAAAACGGATCAAGGGGCACGCTCTCCCATCCGCTGGCAGCGTTCGGCCGGGTCGCGTGAACTTCTCGACATCACCGGGCATTCGCATTGCCGGGGCTTTATCTATGTGGGCTCGACGCTGATCGTTGTGCTGGACGAGCGCGTCTATGCGGTGACGCTCTCGGGAGTTACGTTCTCTGCCACGAACCTGGGCGCGCTTGCCGGTTCCGACAAGGTGACGATCGCGCGCAACAATGCCGCAACCCCTAATATCGTCCTGACGTGTGACGCTGGGACATTCAACCTGTTCACAGACTCGGCGCCGACGAGCTTTGCGGACGGTGATCTTCCCTCCTCGAATAGCTGCACCAGCCTGAACGGATACATCATCTTCAGCACGGGCTCCGGTGAAATCTGGTCGACCGGGCTCAACGGAGTGACGGTTGCGAGCGATGCCGACACGAACGCGCAGATCAAGCCGGATGGGCTGCGCCGGGTGGTGGCGTTCCGCGGCGAGTTGTTTGCGATGGGCGATGACAGCATTCAGGTCTATGAGGAAACGGGCGATGACCCGTTCCCGCTGCGATACAAGAAGATCACCATTCCGCGCGGCATTTGCGGCACACATGCCGTGGCGGGCTGGGAAGACGGCTGGGCGAATGAGCTGATATGGGCCGGCGAGGACAACATCGTTTACAAGCTCGATGGCTACGCAGCGGCGCCGATTTCCAATGAGGCCGTGACCCGGGCGATTGCCGGGGCGGCCGACCGAACGCTGATCGAGGCTTCGGTTTACATGGAAGGCCCCTATGCGATCTGGAGCTTGACCAGCCCTGACGAGTGGACGTGGGAATACAACGTGACCACGGGAAACTGGCACGAGCGGGAATCCGGAGAGCGCGACGACACGCGGGCGCGCTGCTCGGTCAAGGCGTTCAACCGCTGGGTTGTCGGGGATGCGACGACCGGCAAGCTTGCCTCGAAAGACGTGAACTACCGCAAGGAATACAACGACGCGCTGATCTGGCAAGTCGAGAGCGGCGACAATGCACATTTTCCTTATCCGATCACGATCCCGTCGGCGATGTTTGATTTCGCGGCGGCCGTGGGCAATGCCGCGGGCGAAGATCCTATCGAGACTGATCCTGTGGTGATGATCTCGTGGTCGCGCGACGGCGGCTATCGGTGGGAGAATGAACTGAGGCGAGCGCTCGGGGCGCAAGGCGAGAGCGGCAGGCTTGTGCGGGTGAACTGCGCGACGACGACGAAATCCAAGGGCATCCGGTTCCGGCTTCGTGTGTCCGATCCTGTGTTTGTCGGATTCATGGGCGGCGAGATGCCTGATGTGGCGGCGAGGGCGGCCTAAATGCCCTACACCCTCGAGCTCCGCGAAGTCCCGTCCTTTCCCGCAGCTCAAGGCAAGATCGCAAATCCTGACGGCACGCCAACGAGAGAATACGTGACCTGGCTCCGGGAGTTGGAGGCGTGGATGGAACGTGTTCAAGCGGCGTTGGACGAATTGGAGCCGTAAATGGGCATCTTCGATATCTTCACAGGCGCTCCCGTCATCGATGCGGCCAACCAGAACCGCGCCCAACTCCAAGGCGCACAGGGTGAGATCGGCAACATTGCCGACATCACCCGCCGCTACAGCGAGGACGCGCTTCGGCAGGGCTACGGCGGTGCGCGGCAGGACTTGACCACCGGCTATGGTGCCTCGACCGGCGCGATCAATCAGGGTGCGGCGGGCGCTCAAGGCTACCTCGACCAAGGCCAGCAGGGCGCCTTTGGGCAACTCGGACAGGCACGTTCCGACCTGACGGCCAATGGTGGGGCGTATGCTCCGCTAACCGCTCTGGCGCAGCGCTACGGGCAGGGCGGGCAGCTCTACGGTGACTCGCTCGGCATCAACGGGGCTGCGGGCAACCAGAGGGCGGTCGGCGCCTTTCAGGCCGGGCCGGGATACGACTTCACGCTCAACCAGGGCATCGATGCGGTCAACCGGCGGGCCAACGCCGCTGGCATGCTGGTCGGCGGCAATGCAAACCGCTCGGCGATCGACTACGCGACGGGGCTTGCCAACCAGACCTACGGCGACTGGCAGAACCGCCTCAAGGGGATGAGCGATCAGGAACTCGCGGCGACCGGCGCGGCGGCCTCGGGCAACCAGGCCAACAACACCACGCTTGCCGGGCTTGGGGTTCAGGGCGCCAACCTGGCGAACAGCGGCGGCGTTGCTCGAGCGGGTGTTGCGACCGGGCAGGGCCAGAACCTCTCCGACATCGCGCGCAATTATTACGGCGGGCAGGCCGGCCTTGACACTGGAGAAGGCGGCGCGCTCGCGGGCAACATGAACAACACCAGCAATTGGCTGGTCAATTCGCAGATGAACCTCTCGCCGCAGATCGGCAAGACGTTCATGGATGCGGGGAATGCGCAGATGGCCGGATCGCAGAACCTCTGGAACTTTGGGCTCAATGCAGCAAAACTTGCGGCGGGTGCTGGCGGCTCGGCGGCGGGCAGCGGCGCAAGCGGCAGTTCATTCCTCCCGTCGTCATCCTTCATGAATAATAGCTGGGGCTGGTAGCCATGGCAGGCTTCGGCGTCGACTTTTCCCCGCTCGGCGATCTCTACAACACCTATCAGCAGTCGCGGCAAAGAGCCGTGCGTGACCAGGTGCTCGGATCGCTCGGGCAGGGGACAGGTCCGCTCGACTACGGCGCGGCATCGAAGGCATTGCTTGCGGCCGGAGATACCGAGGGCGGACTTTCGCTCGCGAAATTGGCGCAACAGCAGTATCTCACGTCGCCGGAATACATCACACAATCGGAAACTGCGAAGGCGAAGGTTGCGGCAGACTATGCCCCGAAGACTTTCGAGGTCAGCGTGCCCGGCGCGTTCGGCGAGACGGTCAAGCAGACTGTGGAAAAGGGGCCGAACGGATATCGTGCAATTAATGTGCAGCCGGCGCCAGGTATGACCGACGCCTCGGGCGCACCCATGGCGAGCGGCGGCCCAACCAGCGCCTATCTTGCTCCCGGCATTGCGAAGGTGAACTCGGGCTTGAGTGGAGAAGCCTATCTCGGGCAGTTTTCACCGGAGGTGAAGGCCGCTGTTAAGAACTATCTTGACGGCAACACGATGCCGACGGGCAATCCGCGCCAGCAGGGCCTTGCCAACATCGCCAAGACGATCGCCCAAAAATATGGCCCGGAGGTCGGCGTTCCTGCGGATGATGCCGCGTTTGCGGCGCGCCGCAAGATGCTGGTCGATCTTGCCGCGTCGTCGCCCAACTCTACCGGGGGCATCATCTCGAACGGCAAAAGCGCCTTCGAACATCTCGCCAATCTGTCCGACAAGATGATCGATCTCGGCAACTACAGTTTCAATGTGCCGTTTGGCGGCCCCGCCGCACAGGCGGCAAACTACATCGGAAATGTCGTTGCGCCGACCAGCGAAACCAAGGGCAAGATCACTTCCTTCGGCGACAACGCTCTCAAATACGGCCAAGAGGCAACGAAGTTCTACGCCGGATCTGGCGGCGGCGAGGGAGAGCGCATGGCCGCGCTGCGCACGCTCGACCCGACAAAGTCCTCATCGGAAGAGCAGGCCGGTTATCTCCAGACTGAAAAGGAGTTGATGCTCGGCCGACTGCGCGCGAAAGAAGCTCAAATCCGCGACACGCTTGGCCAAGGGTATCTGGACCGCCATCCGGTAATGACGCCTGATCTCTCGGATGTCTTGAATAAGATCGACGCCAACATGGCCAAACTGCGCGGCCAGCAACCCCCACCTCCCGTCGAGTATGCACCAAAGTCGGCCCCACCGCCTGCGCCGCAAACTCAGGCCCAGCCCGACCCCAACGCATGGAAGAACCGCGATACGATCACTGCGGCTCGTTCCAACCCGCAACAGGCCATCGCTGAAGCGCAAGCCGCCATCAAGGCCGGCGCTGATCCGAAAGTGGTGATGCAGCGACTTCAGGCCATCGGCATCCCGATCGGCCAGCAGGCGCCTCAGCAACAGGCACCCCAGATGGCCCCGGGTTCGGCAGGGGCGATCTACTGATGGGCCTGTTTGACGATCTCATCCCCTCGCAATCCGCGGGGCCTCCAGCTGCGCCCAGCCTCGATCCGCGCTCGCGCGAGCTTGCCATCCGCACCGTGCTTGGCGAGGCCGCCAATGAGCCGCCGGACGGACAGGCAGGCGTAGCAGCGGTCATCCGCAACCGCATGCAGGCGGGCCGCTACGGCGGGACGGACGTGCCTCGCGTGGTAACTGCTCCAAGCCAATTCGAGCCGTGGGGAACCGAGGCGGGGCGCCAGCGCATGTTCGGATACTCGCCCGACTCCGAGCCGTACAAAAACGCTGCTGCCGCGGTCGATCGCGTGTTCGGCGAGGGCTACGACCCGACCAATGGCGCAACGCACTTCTACTCCCCGACCGCACAGGCAGCGCTCGGGCGTCAGCCTCCGCAATGGGCGCAGGGGCAGGAACCGCAGAACATCGGCCGGCACGCTTTCTACGCTCCCGAGGGGCGCGTGGCCTCGACCGACGTGAGCTCGCAGGCCCGCCGTCCCGGTGGGCTGTTCGATGATCTGATCCCGGCGGCGCCTCCCGCGACCTCCTCCCAGCCGCCGGAAACTGGCCCGCCAGCAGACGCCACATCGGCCGACACTGGCGGGCGCTTTACCGACAATCCGGGACAGAACTTCAGGACGGCGCGGGAAGGACAAAGCCCGTCGATGGGCCGGCTTGAGGCGTTTGTCACTGCCTTGGGCCACGGCGCGAGTGCCAATTGGATCGATGAGATTGCCGGATTGCATGAGGCTGGCATCGCTGGCCTTCCGAAGACCGCTCAAGCAGCGGCCCCGCCGATCGCCTCCCATCTCATGGGCCTCGCCCGCCTTGGGTACGAGACGCTGACCGGAGAACCCGGCGCGGCAACCGAAGCCTACAAGGAGACCAGCGAACAAGAGCGCGACCGGATGGAACGGGCGAAGGCGCAATATCCGGGGACTGCCTTGGCTGGACAGATCACTGGCGCGATGGCCGTTCCCGGCGGTGCCGCGGCCCGTGGCGCGACTTTGGGAGTTCGGGCTGTTCAGGGCGCCAAGGTCGGCGGGCTCATGGGCGCAATTTCTGGGGCTGGTGAAGGTACAGACCTTGCAAGCCGGGCGACCGGCGCAGTGACCGGCGGCGCCACCGGGACGGTACTTGGTGCGGTCGCAGCACCCGTTGTTGAGGGCGTTGTGAAGGCAGGGCAGGCCGTCAGTAGGGCCGCCTCTCCGATTGTCCAGGCTATCCGCGGCGTTCGTGATCCTGAAGCTGAAGCCGCCAGGCGCGTGACTGGCGCGCTTCAGCGCGACGCACAAACCGGCAGCGCCGGCATGACGCCGGCAGAGTTTGCGGCAGAACGTGCCGCCGGCACTCCCGTCGCGATCGGCGACATGGGCGGTACGGCGACAAAGGGGCTGGCCCGATCGGCGGCAAATACGTCATCGGAAGGGCGGGCGGCACTCGAGGCCGTCACTAGCGACCGCTACGCCACGCAGAACCCACGAACCGCGCAATGGCTCAAGGAAACATTCGATTTCCCGGATGCTGGTGCGAAACTCGACCAGATCCAAGAGGCTGCGCGCCGCGCGAATGCTCCAGCCTATCGACAGGCATACAAAGAGGGGTCAAAGGGCATCTGGGATGACGGACTGGAACAGTTTTCCCAGGCCCCGGTCATGCAGGATGCCATTCGATCGGCATTTCTCACGGCGCGCAATCGGGCGGCCGTTGAGGGTGTGCCGCCGGTCCAGAACCCGTTCGTTCTCAACAAGGCAACCGGCGTCTTCGAACTGCAAACCGCGGCGGATGGCTCGCGGGCGCTGCCCAATCTGCAATTCTGGGATCACGTCAAACGAAATCTCGACGCGGTGAATTCGCCGGAGTCGCGCGCGGCTGCGCAGGCATTGCGCGATCATCTCGATCAGATCGTGCCGAGTTACAAAACGGCACGGCAAGGAGCCGCAAATTGGTTCGGTGCCGAAGATACGCTCGATGCCGGAGCGAAGTTTGCCACCATGAGCGGCCTCGACTCGATAAAGTTGAGCCAGGCCCGCGCGCAAATTGCCAAGATGAGCGAGCCCGACAGAAAGCTGTTTGAAACCGGCTTTGTATCGAATCTGATCGCGAAGGTGGAAAACCTCAAGGACGGTCAGGATATCGTCAAAAACATCTTCAACTCGGAAATGGCCCGCAAGCAGATCGAGTCAGCGATCGGCAAGGACAAGGCCGGGCAACTGGAGGCGAGGCTACAGACCGAGCGCGTAATGAACGGCCTGAAGGATGCGCTTGGAAATTCGACTACGGCACGGCAACTCTACGAATTGGGGATGGCCGGCGCCACGAATCCGTACACACTGGCAGGCGCCGCGGGTGGCATCAGCGCCTACGGCTCGGGCAATGTCGGTCCCGGCGATGCCTTTGCAGCCGGGCTCGTGTTTGCAGCTCGCAAGGGCCAGATCAAGATCGATGAGCGCATCGCCCGGCATGTCGGAGAGATGCTGGCATCGGATGATGCCGGCGTTCTGAAAAAGGGAATGGCCATTGTTGCTCGGAATGACAGCCTGAAGCGGGCGCTACGTCTGTTTGACTTGCCGACCGCTCGCGTGAGTTCTCAGCAAGCCCCGTCCGCCCTTCCACAGATCCAAGGCCCGATCACAGGCCGCGCCGAAGGCGATCAACAGAACTGACCATGGATACGCGGTAAGCGTCCACGCCATCACGCAATAGACCAGCAGGGCCGTCCTTCGGGGCGGCCTTTTTCTATAGGAGGCGGCCATCGGTATCATGTGGTCCCGCTCGGGCTCATACGAGTTCGACAACAACGGCAATCGTGCGACCGGGGCGATAGCGTCGTTCTTTGTCGGCGGCACGTCAACTCCCTTTGCGGTCTATGAGGATGCGGAAGAAAACACGGCCTATACCGAGGACGTGACGACGGACGGAAACGGCCGCTGGCCCGCGGTTTTCATCCCGTTCGGAACCTACAAGATCCGCATCACCACATCGGGCGGGACGACGCTCTTTACCGCCGACAACATCCCCAACCCGGAGCCGGTCGATACTTCGGCCTCGGTCGACCCCGACGCGATCTTCCAGACCGGCGATTACCTGTTCGTCGGCAAGAACGGCACGCGCACCGGATTCGTGCGTGCCAACGGCAGAACGATCGGCTCCGCAACATCCAGCGCCACGGAGCGCGCAAACGCCGATTGCGAAGACCTGTTCGTCTTCGTCTGGGACAACTACGCCGACGCTCAATGCGCGGTGTCTGGCGGGCGCGGCGGTTCTGGTGCGGCGGATTGGGCATCGAACAAGCGGATAGCGCTTCCGGATCATCGCAGCGCGAGCATGATCGGCCTTGACGACATGGGCAATACGGCGGCGGGCCTTGCCGCGTCGGCGCCGGTTGTCTCGGGTTCGGCCATTCTTGCGGGCTCCCTCATCGGGGCAAACACGCATACGCTGCTGACCGCAGAGCTCGCGACGCATTCGCATGTACTCAGTGCCTTGGCGACCGTCACCTCGGCCGGCGGTCACAGCCATACTTACTCCGGAACATCTTCGAGCGACAATTCGCATTCGCACACCTATTCGGGAACGACCGGAACGGAGAGCGTCGGCATCCCGCCTGGAAGTCCGGGCATTGTGACGGCGACAGGCGGCGGCGGCGGAACGTACTGGCACGGCTCGACTGGCCTCGCGTCAGCCCATACCCACGGCTATAGCGGCACAACTTCGACCCAAAGCGATCACACGCACACCTATTCGGGAACGACCAGTTCCCAGAGCGCACACACCCACGTCGTCGGCGGCACCACCGATAACGCCTGCAGCGGCGGCGCGCACAACAACCTCTCCCGCTCCATCCCCGTCACCGTCCTGATGAAATTGTGAAATAGCCATGCCTTGGCAAGTCACGCTTCCGCCCGTCACAAATCGCGAGACGTGGACCGACACGTTTTCGCTGATCGATACCAGCACGGGCGAAGCCTATGACCTGACCAACGTCAGCGCGATTGTTCTTGAGGTTCGCGACCCGAACTCGCGAAGGTCGGTCCTCACTGCATCGCTCGATGACGGCGTGACGATCGAGGACGACGACGAAGGGAGTTTTATCTCCATCCGTTTCGAATCCTCCTCGATGCGCAACCTCTGCGCCAGGCAATATGAATTCGGGATGGTCATCACGAAGGACGACGACGACCTCGAGGTGATCGGGCTCATAACGGTTCTGGACGGGATCACGTCATGACCTCGCGCCGTGACCGCCCTCGCGTCAAGATGCAGGCGCTGCCGAAGTTCCCGGCCGATGTTATCGCTGGGGATGGCATCACGATCGAGCAATCCGGGGCAACGTTCACTTTCTCGATCAACGAGACGCAGCTCCCCCAGATCATTGACTTTGAAATCGGCGTCGATGTCCAGGCATGGAACGGCGCGCTGCAGGCAATCTCCGACGGGACCGGCGACCTTGGTTCCATCGATGCGCTTTCCTCGACCGGAATTGCGGTTCGAACGACCACCGATACATGGGCGCTGCGCACGCTTGCGGCGGCAACTGGACTGGCATGGACCAACGCAGCGGGCTTTGCCGGTGATCCATCCGTTGCGCTCGACATTTCGTCGCTGACCGCGGATGCGACGCCGGACGCCACTGCGGATTATCTGCTGACCTATGATGCCTCGGCTCTGGCGCATAAGAAAGCACTGATCAGCGCCGCGGCGGTGTCCTCGATCGCCGGCAATCGTGGCGCCTTCACGCTCGCGAACGGCATCGACAATTCCACCAATCAGATCCAGTTGACGGCGGCGCGCCGCACGCTACCGACGACGCAATCGCTCACCAGCGGAACCAGCGCGACCTACACGACGCCGGCAAACTGCCTGTGGATCGAAGTCTACATGGTGGGTGGCGGTGGCGGTGGTGCCGGTGGTGCGAACAGTGGATCTACCATCGTCGCGGGAAGCAATGGCGGAACATCGACATTCAATTCCGTAAATGCCGGCGGGGGAACGGGCGCCGCCAGTACTGGAGCAGGCGGTGTCAGCACGACCAACGGCGGGGCCGGCGGCTCAGGTTTCATTTTCGTAATCGAGCACTACGGATCATGATCGCCATTAAATCCATAGTCAAATTCCCGGCTGACGTTGTTGCCGGAGACGGCATCGTCATCGAGAAAAGCGGCGCAACGTTCACGTTCTCCGTAGATCCGGACTTCGTCCCCGGCGCCGGCGGCGTGCTTGCTCCAGCCGATGGCGGAACTGGTGTCGCCAATGATTGCACGATTACGCTAGGTGGCGATTTCTCGACATCTGGCGCACTGTCGTTTTCCGGCACCGGGTCCGTCGATTTCCTGGCGGTCGGGCCAACCGAACTCACGCTGCCGACTTCCGGCACGCTGGCAACCACTGGATCTCTGGCCCAATTCGCTGCGACGACTTCGGCGCAACTGCGCGGGGTCATGTCGGACGAAACCGGTACGGGCGCGCTCTATTTCCAGAGCGGCGATCTCGGTACGCCGAGCGCAGGTACGCTGACGAGCTGCACCGGCCTCCCGCTATCGACCGGCGTTACGGGAGATTTGCCTTTTGCCAATCTGACACAGGGTGCTGCGCTTACGGTCTTGGCAAACGCCACCAACGGGACCGCCGACTTTGCCGCTCTTGCTGCTGGATCGGATAACCAGGTCCTGCGGCGTTCCGGTACCGCGCTGGCGTTCGGCGCCGTCAACCTGGCGTCCTCGAATGCCGTGACCGGAACGCTTCCAGCAGGAAATGGCGGCACGGGCATTACGGCTCTTGGTACCGGCGTCGCGACTGCTTTGGGCGTCAATGTTGGTTCGGCCGGTGCCTTCGTTACATTCAACGGCGCGCTCGGCTCCCCCTCGTCGGCCGGAACTATTCCCGCCTTCACATTGGGCGGGACGATTGCCGGTGGCGGCAACCAGCTCAACAACATCATCATCGGCACTTCGACGCCGCTTGCAGGGTCGTTCACTACGGTTGCGGCATCGACCTCGGTCACGGTCACGTCGACCTCGGCCAGCGCCCTGACGGCTGGCAGGCTCGGCGCAACCAATCCGGCATTTCAGGTTGATTGCTCGACATCATCGCAAGCCGCAGGACTGAAGGTCACGGGGGCAGCGACCGGCGGTATCGTTTCTCTGGCGGCGATCGACAGCGGTTCAACCACACATATCAACGTTATCCCAAATGGCGTCGGCGGAGCCTTCGGGGTCGGCGATGCTTTTGCGGCGGCAGTCGCGGCGCCGCTACAATCGCCAATGCCAACGGTGACTGTGGCAAAGAACGTCACTGGAAATGACATTAGCTTCGACAGCGTGCGGACGCTCGACTTAATCAATCCAGGCAATGCGGGTGGGGCTTATTGCGCCTTCGATAACAGCTCGAGGATGATTGGCGCCTTTGCCAACGCTCACTTCAACTCATTCCAGTCCCGACCGATCTTTAATGGCTCCGGCACGCTGGATCAGTTCACAGAATTCCTATGCGCCCCTGAGATCAGGACAGGAGCGGCCACGGGCCGGTACGGGATTTGGGTTCTCGACCCCACTGGTTCCGGTACGCTCCAATCGAATTTTGGAATTGTCATCGATCCCTTGGTTAAGGGAACGGGGGCCAACTATGCGATTTGGAGTGCCGGCTTGGCAACCCCGAGTTACCATGGCGGCAACATTGGTGTCGGAACGACGCTGATCGATCTCGGCGGATTCGGCTCTAATTTCAAGGTCGTTACGATCTTGGGATCTTCGGCCGGCGTGATCGACCTTGCGGGAACCACGGCTGACGCGGCGGGAAATGGTTCTGGCTTCATCAACTTTTTTACGAATACGAATACCAGCGGTCCCCGCATTGCCTACATCACGACTACAACTGAGGGTTCCAGCGCGCTCAATCGTGGCGGTCGTTTTGCAGTCTACACGAAGCCAGACGGAAGTTCCGGGACTATCGAGCGCTTCGCGCTGACGACAGCTAATACTCTCATCAATGATGCGAATGGAAACGAGCAACTAATTCTCGCCACGACCGCATCTGCTGTCAACGAGTTCACCATCACGAATGCCGCGACTGGCGTCAATCCGACGCTTTCGGCAACCGGCGGCGACCCTAACATCGGTTTCAATTTTCAGGTCAAGGGAACCGGCGTCTATCGGTTCCTCGCGACTTCATCGGGGCCGACCGACATCCGGCTGTTCGAGGATACCGACAACGGGACGAACTACGTATCGCTGATTGCGCCCGCGTCGATGTCTGGCGACCGCGTTCTGACCTTACCTGACGCGACGGATACCCTGGTCGGCAAGGCGACGACCGACGAGCTGACGAACAAGACCCTCAATGCATCGGTGGGGAAGGGAACTTGGACGGCGTCAGGAACGTGGACGCTGCCTGCTCTCACACTCGGCGGCGCCATCACCTACGGCGGGGTGACGCTTTCCAATGCCGTCACCGGCACTGGCAATATGGTGCTGTCGTCGTCGCCAACATTGGTGACACCCGCGCTCGGCACGCCGTCCGCAGTTGTATTGACAAGCGCCACCGGCCTCCCGCTCACGACCGGCGTTACTGGCACGCTCCCCGTTGCAAACGGCGGCACTGGCGACACCGGAACGGCGTGGACGACTTCAACCCCTACCCCAACGCCAGCATCCGGAGCGTTCACCACGGTCAGTTGCACGCTTGCCCAGAAGACAATGGGCAAGACCGTCTGGATGCTTGGGGACATCAGCATAACGAGCGCCGGCACGGCCGCAGGCGCGATCACCGTTGCAGTGCCGACAGGAACGGCGCAGAGGCGAGCCCAGATCCTTTGCCGTGACATTGGCGTGTCGCTTTGGACCGGAGCCGGGTCGATCGCTGTGAGCGGGACGACAATCACCAATATCGTGCGATCTGACACGGCTACATTCATCGCTACCAACGCCTTCGTGGTGATGTCAGGCGTCTACGAGATCCAATAGCGAAGGAAATGAAATGGCTGATCTTGACGACTTCACCGCAGCAGTGATCAAGGCCGCGAACGATGCTGGGCTCGAATGCAAGCCGGAACGAATGATGGTGACATTCGTCATCGGCGAGCCAGGTTGCGAGGCGAAGGCCATGGCCATGCAGCCATCGTTTCAACACTCACTGAGCAATTCGCTTGCCGCGGTTCAGGCACTTCCCGCCGAAGCGCAGGCCAGCTTCATCGCTGAAGGGTTGGCGCCGATCATTCGGGAATATGCGCGCTGGCAGACCGGCGATCGGCCGTTTTAGCGGCGGCGCACGGCCTTGTGGATCAAGATGTTGATCAACACGAGTGCGAGCACGACCGTCAGCCACACGACGCCATCCGGCCACCACTCGCCGGGGACCAATTTCGATAGGTCCACATAGTTGGCGCTGGACTTCGGTAGATCGAAGCTCATGGGCCAACTCTACCAAAACGCGTCCCTTCCGCAACCCCATGAGGCTCCCTGAATGCGATGCATCGCCGCTCTCCTGCTTTGTCTGTCTGTTCCCGCGCAGGCTGAGACTTGCGTCGCGAGCCACTACGGCGTTGGGGACGGCTACGGAGGCCGCAGAACGGCGTCCGGCGAGCGGATGAACCCACACGGTCTGACGGCGGCGCACCGCTCCTTGCCCTTCGGGACGCGATTGCGGGTATCTCACGGCGGCCGGTCGGTTGTTGTCCGGGTGAACGACCGCGGGCCTCACATTCGCGGGCGGTGCCTGGATCTGAGCTACGGCGCGGCTCGAGCGCTCGGCTGTGGCGGCCTGTGCCGGGTGACGTTCTGATGTTCCTCTGCACAGCCGCAACCGTCATCTATTTCCTCGGCTACATGCCCCCGCCGGGGACAGTCATCACCGTCCCGAAATCGGCGATGTCCCGCTACACGCCACGACAGATTGCCCGCGCGAAGGCTTGCGCCAGCAGGTTCAAGATCATCTGGCAGATTGAGGAGTGAGAATGACCGCAGCAAATTACGAGCCGTCGATTCGCAAAACCCTGAAGTGGGAGGGCGGCTACGTCAACGACCCGCGCGATCCGGGGGGCGAGACAAACTACGGCATCACGGCTGCGGTAGCTCGAGCCGCCGGCTACACCGGCTCAATGCGGTCGATCCCCATGGCGACAGTCATGGACATCTACCGCACCCGCTACGCCAAGCCGGTGCTGTTCGATGCCCACAAGGCCGGCGTCGACTATTCGCTGCTGGACTACGGCGTCAATTCCGGCGTCGGCCGGGCGAACAAGGTGGCGCGGCGCGTCTGCGGGCTCCCGGACAATGCCCCCGCGGCCGAGCTCCTGACCGCGATCAACAAGCGCGACCCGAAGGCTGTTGTTTCCTCCATCAACGCCGAGCGGCTGAAGTTCCTGCAGGGCCTTTCGACCTGGCACACCTTCGGGAAGGGCTGGGGCAATCGCGTGCAGGGTGTCAATGCGGCGGCTTTGGTGATGGCGGGTAGTACGACGGTCCTTGCGCCGGATGTCACCCACGAGGCTGCGCCGGGCAAGGGCGAGGTGCCCAAGCCCAAGACGACCGGGGCCATTACGGGCACGGCAAGCGGCGGCGCGGTCGGCAGCGGGTTTGGCCTCGGCGACTGGATATCCGCACATCCGTTCTACTCGGTCCTGATCGCCGCCGCAGCATTGGTCGCAATCGTGGCCGTGGCCGAATTCCTCGCCCATCGCTGGAAAGCCGCGAAACAAGAAGCGCCGACTCCGGGCCTCGTTCCCGTTCCCGAGCTGCAAACCTAGGAGCCTCCCATGTTTCTCCATCCACTCTGGTCCGTCGCCCTCCTGTTCGGAATCGCGGGCGTCTTCATCGTGATCCGCGTCAAGCACGGCAAACCGCTGTTCGATGCGTTCGGCAACCGCGCGGGCTGGGACTGGTTCCTGACCTGGCTGATCCGGTTCCGGTCGTGGGTGGTCAACGCGACCGGCGCGATCCTGATGGCACTGCCGGACATCATCGTGGCGCTGACCTCGGTCGACCTCACTCCGTACATCGGGACGCAATGGTCAAAGTGGGTCGGCCTTGGCGTGCTGGTCTACAACGCGGCGAATACCGCGGTGCGGGCGAAGCCTGACGGGCAAGCGGCATGATCTGGTTCAAACTCATCTGGGGTGCCCTCAGCGGTGGCGGTATTTCCGGCCTTGCGAAAGTGCTCTTCGACCACCTCGGGAAGCTCAGCGACAACGAAACCACGCAGATCCAGGCCAAGGTGGGAGCTGGCAAAGAGGTCATCGCCACCACGCTGCAAACCGGCCAGCAGGCATGGGCGACCCGCGCAGATCTGCTGAAGGGCCTCAAGATCACGCAATATCTGATCGCCGCGGCGCTGATCCCGCCGATCTTCCATCAGGGCTGCATCTACTTCGACAGCTCTCCATTCCCGTGGGCGTGGTGGTTTGCCGGCGACTGGCTTCCGAGCTTTGGAATCCACCAGCAGGGCTCATGGGCTGTGTTCAAGGCGCCAGCGCCCTACGATGATCGGGAGTGGCAGATGATTGCGTCGTTGCTCGGCATCCAAGCGACCGTCACGACCGTGTTGACCGGCTTGAAAATGGTGGCACGGCGATAACCCCGTGGGGCGACCCGGTGCTGTAACACCAAGCCGCCCCTGACCCCCACACTGACTGCTGAGGGCAATCAGCATGACGGCCAAGGACGATTGTGACCCGAGCGCGTTATCGAACCGTGAACGGATAGCGCCATGGGGACCGAGCTGATGCCGGTTGACGAAGGAAGGGTCTTCGCCGCCATCGGCAGGCTTGAGGAGCGGTTCGATACTCTCACCAAGAGATTCGATGCCCTCGAGGATCATGTCACCACGGAACAGCGCAAGGTTCACGACATCGTCGTGGCGCAGAGCGAAGCGGCGCGCATTCTGACGCGCGACGTTGCCGAGATGAAGCCGCTCACGGACGACTACCGGGAGAAGCGGGCGGAAGCTCGAGGGGCGGCCAGGCTCGCAGGCTGGCTCTACACGGCGGCGGCAGCGGCAGGCGGTATGATTGCCGTGGGCGCCGGCAAGCTCTTTGATCTGATCTCGAACCGACCGCACATCCCGGTCCTCGTGATTCTCGTGACGCTGCTGGCGATTGGCAGGGCGCTCGCAGCCGATGACGGCCGCTATGCGCAATCACCCCTGAAGGATTGGGTGAAGGGCCTGAAGGACAAGAACGGCGACGGCTGCTGCGATACGAGCGACGGGTTCCCGGCCGAGGTCGAATGGGACACCGAGAGCAACCACTATCGCGTCCGGATTGACGGCGCATGGCATGTGGTGCCGCCCGATGCGGTGCTGACGGAGCCGAACAAGCTCGGGTACCCGATGGTCTGGTATTGGTTCCTGAACGGCGTGCCGCAGATCAGGTGTTTCATTCCTGGCGCTGGCGGCTGACGCGCATATAGCTTAGGAGCGAGGGGATTCGTATTTGGCTTTGAGTTCAGCGAGTTTCTTCCGCTCTCGCTGTTCAACCTCAGCCGCCGCCCGAGCTTCGGCGTCGTCATTGGCAGCAAACCATCCGTCCATTGCCTTTTCTTTCTGCTCCGCGATCCATTCGGCCATCTGTTCTGGAATGCTATCGCTCCAATTTAACCAGCAGTCGTGTTTGGCCTTGTGATCGTGCATCGAGAACTCGATCTTGATGCTTACTCGATGGTCTCCCATCTATCCCTCCTTCGCGGGCAATGACTGCTCAAATGCGCGAGCAGCTTCGGCGGTCGCCAGATCATCTTTGAAGCCGCCCTCCCAACTGCTGTTCGGCATCACGCCCTGCTTGTGGATGACGAATAGCGCCAGTTTGGCCGCGCGGATCGCGGCATCCAGGCCCGCCCTCAGCCGCTCGATCTCGGCGGCGGCTTCGCGTTCGATCTCAATCAAGGCGTCGATCGGAGGGCCGCCTATGGTCTGGCGGTTTTTCTCCCAACCGTCAGCATCTTTGCGCAGTCGTTCGGCGATGTCGGTCATTCTCAATCCTCAGGTAGCATCGCGGCATGGCTTGCACAGCCAGCCGATTCCCTCGACGCATTTCAGCGGCCTGATATTGCCGCAGCGCCAGCACAGCGGTCGAGGGTCAAGACATGCGGCCATCTCTGCCTCACAGCGCGTGTTTCTGTCCGTCGTAAGGACGCCATTCGTCGAGGTAGTGCAGCGACGAATTCTCATCGTGGGCGTCGCGCCATTCCCCTCCGTTCCAGTAGGCAATCATGCGGTGACGGCCGCGCGTGCGGTCGCCCCAATTGTAGCCGCGCACCTCGATCTCGGTGCCGTCCTTCGGCGCCGTCGCGATCTTCTGCCACGGACGAACCCGCGTTGCCTTGGCTGCGGCCTTGGCTCTCTGTAGTCCTGCGCCCATTTTCAATTTCTCCTGTGCAGTGCATTTTAGGTGATGCGAATCTCTCGTCGCGGGCACCCAAAACCTCGGCAGGTTTTCTCGGCTCCGACAGGGCACACGCAGCCTCTCACGGGGCCAAGCGTCTGGATCGGAGTGATGAGCCCCTGCACGACTTCAGCAGCGCGCTCCTGCTCGCTGTAGTGCAGATCATGCTCACGCAGTTTTCTCAACAGATAGGCAGTATCCATTTCATCCTCCTATGCGGTGACGACGCAGGAGCGAATTACGCGAGCTCGCATTGCAGCCCGCACTCAACGTCAAACTCAAGGTCGTCCGGTTCCTCAAAGAGCGTTGGCGACCGGCGAACCTGATCCACCAGCCCTTCAACGCGGTCGCGCTTGTCGAACCACCCATCTTGCTCGCGCTCTCTGTCAGCCCACCACGTCGCAACGCTCGGATCGTCACGAATGATGCGCTTGCGGATGCCTTTGCCTTTCTGAAAGCAAAGGTCGCAGTTGCCCTCCCACGGCTCCAGTCCAAGATCGAAGGCTTGGGCACGCCAGAAGGCGAGCACGTCAGCCTTGATCCGCTTGGCCTTCGCAATGGGATACAGCACGCGGCGGCTGTCCTTTTCTGCGCGGTCCATCCCCTTGAATATTCGCAGGCCCTCATCGTGCCGCAGCCCGATGATCTCGGCGTACTGCCCCGGCTCCAGTCCGAGCTGGGCGCGCATGTGCCCGTACATCGGGAGCACCTTGAGAAACTGAGTACACCAGCGCTCGTGACCGTTCGGTAGGCGCTGTTTCTGGTCGATCAGGGCTTTGAACGGCTCGCCCATGCGGCTCGCGCTGTTGAACCCGACCTCCTCGAACCCCGGCTTGCCGGGGCGCCATTCGAGCCAGCGGACCCTTACGCCCCAGCGCGTAGCGCACTCGTGAACGAACCGAAGCGTTTCCGGGCGCTCCTTGCCGGTGTTGGCAAAGCATACCTGCAAGTCATCCGGAAGCGTGCCGCCGTGCGCCCGCACGATCTCGTGCAGCATGTAGCCGCTCGTGCGGCCGCCGCTGAATGAGATCAGCGCCGGGCCGTCGATCAGATACGGGTTCGGCCGGTCAAGCATCGCTCGCTGTTTCCCCAGGAACGAGTGGCGCAGCCGCGATGGTGGCGAGTTCGCTCTTCTTGATTTCGATCAGGCGCTCGGCCCATTCGATAGCTTTCGCCGTCTCGATCGCGCTGCCGCCGACTAAAATTTGAACGAACCCGCCTCCCTCGAAACGCCATTCACCGATACAGCGGACATCGCCGCCGAAATAGAGAACTCGATTGTCAGCCATCGTCTTCTCCTCAATCCTGCATGATCAGCGGCGGCGGCCCCAATGGTCGTCGTCCTGTGTCTGAAAGCACTCGGCCACGATCTCCTTCGTTGCCTTCTCGCCGAGCGCGGCAATAGCTTGGTAGATCGCAGCGCGCAGCGCGGCGCGTATTTGCTGGCTCATGTTTCCCTCACTGCCGCCTTATGACCGCGCGAGCGCGTCGGCGAGGATGCGGCGCAACTCGGGTCCGTCGTCGGGTGTCGTGATCTCGATGGCTTCCTCGCAATTGTCCTCGGTGAGTTCGGAGACGATCAGGAAGCCCTTGCCCTTGCAGTGGTCGCATCTGTCCGAGTCCCAATCGCTGACCGGCTCGATGGAGCCTTCATCGCAGTTCCAGCACGGCACTTTGTATCGCTTCATCGTGCGCTCCTTGACAGGCTGTGCAGGCTAAGAAAAATCTCCGACCATCAGGTCGTAGGTTCCATCGCCGTGCCCGATGACGTGGTGTCCGTCGATTGGCTGGTGACGCGGCGCGGCGCCCTTCCATGACCGCTCCGTGATGTACGAGAGCATCAGTTCTGGCGTGAGGCCGCTGCCGTATTCGTCCTCGATCTTGGCGCCGGGTTTCGACCAGAGAGATTGCCAGTCGGCGAGAGACTTGATGTCTCCATCGACATGGAGGGCAAAGCACCAGCCGGCCGACGACTTGCCAATGTGCTTGCGATCCTCGCCGCGCCCGCAGTGAGGGCAAGTGTCTCCGATCAGATAGTAGTTCGTTCCCATCGCATTCTCCTCGTCATCGCGCGTGTTCGGGATTCGGCATCAGCCGATATGCTTCGACGCCGCTCCAGTTGAGCGCGCCGGCACGCTGCCGCGTGGTCGTGCCCCAGAGCCATGGGTCGCGCCATTTCACCTCGACCCGCTGCTCTCCGTCGATCGGGCATGCTCCGCCGTCGTGGTCGGTCCAGTCTCTCGCTCTGCCGCCGAGAGCGTTTTCGGTGGGGCAATCGGGAGAGTTGTTTCGGCTAGAGGCGGGGCTTTTTGACTGCCCCACTTCCGCTAAGTCGCGAGCCTGTCCCGAATTCGCGGCCCCTCCACTCCTGCCACCCGGCGAATTATCGTCCATTTTTCAATACCTTAGAAAGTGGGGCACTAGCGGGTGGGGCAGGTTCGTTCTCTGTTCGGTCGCCTGCCAGCAGCCGCGCGGCTTCGCCGGCCAGCTTCTTCCGGTCGGCAGCTGCGGTGTAGACGGTCGCCTGGTTCGCTGTCGTCCAGCCGTACAGCGCCATCAGCTGGCGGTCGGTGGCCCCGCGCTCAGCCGCGATCGCCGCGCCGGCCTTGCGCAGCCCGTGGGCGGTGCAGTGCTCGAGCCCGGCCTCATCGCACCGTTTCCGGAACCACGCTCCAAATCCAGCTGCGGAGAACGCCCGGCCGTATTCCGTCTCGAGGAAGGTCAGCTCGCCGGTCGGGCTCGCGGCTAGGATCCGGGCGAGCTCCGGCACGATCGGGATCTCTAGCATGGTCGAGCGGCGGTAGCTGGTCTTCCGCGGGACGAACCGGATCCAGCCGTCCTTGACGTGCTGCCGGCCGAACGTCACCACGTCGCCCCGGCGCGGGCCAGTGAACAGCAGCAGCGCCAGCGCCAGCCGCGCCTTGGATCCGACCGGGTGCCGGGCCTCGAATTGCAGGACCTCGGCCGGCGTCCAGCTGTGGAAGCCCGCGCTGGCGTACCGGACCGGCTTCACGTCTCGAGCCGGATTCGCCCGCAGGACGCCCCGGTTGACCGCCCAGCCGAACAGGGCGGACAAGTATTTCAGGCGATTGTTGGCGGCCCCTGGCTTGTCCGTGCGGCGGTCGCGCAGCATCAGCATGTGCGGGGCGGCGAGGTGCTCGAGCGGGCACATTGCCATCAGGTCGGCGGATCCTGGCTCCCGCGGCTCGAGCAGGCACGCCTCGAGGATGCCCCGGCGGGTGCTCTGCGATCGCGGATCCAGCGCCTTGAACTCCGGGGATCCGAAATAGGAGGCCGCCAGCCAGCCCAGCGTGCCCGTGGGGGCGCTCCGGCGCAGTTGCGGCGCGCGGGTGGGCGCGTTCTCCAGCTGCTCGAGCGCCGCCGTGTAGGCCGCTGCAAAGGCCGCTGTGCCCGGCCGCTCCCGGATCCGGACCTTGCGGCCGTTCTTGCGCACGAAAAGCCGGCGGTTGCCGTGCCGGTCAGTGTCGGGCATCAAATAGGGGAGATCCAGCCGCATGGGTTTCATGCCTTCACCTCCCCCCATCGGGAGGGACGGGCATCCTGCTGCTGTTCGTTCCACGGAACAATCGGGGCGTCACCCTCCTGCACAAGCACGGTTCCGTCCGGCCGGATGCCGATCACGCGCAGCCCGGCCTCGCGCGCGGCAGTGATCGCGCGGTTGACGCGGGCCTTGGTGAAGGGCAGGCGCTGGGTCATGCGGGCTCGGCCTTGGCGAGAACGCGACCGCTCGCGGCATCGATCCGCAGTCCATGGAGCGGACAGGTGATCACACCGTCAACCGGAGCAATGCTGCCGAGCGGAAACCGTTGGTGTGGGCAGATGATGCCGACCTTACTCGCGCGACATTGCTTGCCGGCAAAGGCGGCTTGCATGGCGAGAACGGTCTTTTGTCCGGCATGCTCCCAAGTCGTGTCGAGCGAGGTGCATTTCATCCTGCGCAATTGCGGGCGCGGAGGGCCGTTCGGCAAATCACGATGATTGAGAGGCTTGCCTTGGAGGACTCCGAGCGGTGACCGAAAGCCCCACTCGAACTCCTTCCAGTGTCGCTTTGTCAGAAAGCGTGGATCTAGATGATAGTGTTTGAATTCGAACTTGAAGAACTCACGATCATCGTGTTTCCGCCCCCACACCGGCCACCATTTGGCGTCCGGTAATGCCTGCAGGGTCTTCAGCGCCTCGGGCTCGCCCCAAGTAGAACTGAACGACCATAGGACCGATGGCACGAGGTAAAATCGGCCAACGACTGGCGGGGCGGTCAGCATGTCTGCGCGCTCAACCATTGTCGCCTCGCTGCTGAGGGTAGAGCGCAGGAAGTGGCTGCGCCGCAGGGGTTTCCGGCTCATCCGGATTCCAGCCGCCCTTACCCTTGCAGAGATCGCAGCGCGTCGGCGCGCAGCAAAGCTCGGAGTCGTCTGGATCGCAGTCGGCACCCGAGCAACAATCTTCGAAGCATCCTGCAAGCAGCCCCGTGCCAGAGCAGGCCCAGCACTCGACCCACGGCTCGTGATCGTTCGGCCCTTGGTAGGTATCGCTGATCGGTCCCGGCATCAGCCGAAGTCCCGTTCGTCGCGCATCTTGTCGTATTCGTAGTCAGGATCGCGCCAGCTAGTACGGCACTTTCCGGTGCATTCGTCCGGCGCCCAGCCGTGCCGACTTGCGTTCGGATTGGCGCCGCAGAACTCGCAGCGGTCATCGTCCGGGTTGTGGGTTTTCCAGTCGTCGTAGCCGGGGAGGTCAGTCATGCGCCTACCCCGAACTGAGCGTTGTCACGCACGAATTCGTTCGCCGGTTCAAGATCGGCCAGCGTGTCGGCCTCAAGCTCGGATCGGTAGCGGCACCATACGCGCCTAAACTCGACGGCCTCGGGGTCGCTAATCCAAATGCTGTTGGCCCAATCGCCTGCGTCATGATCCCATCGTGTGTGCTTCGTGATAATACGGATGCCGGAAATGGAATTGTTCGGCATCGGCTCGATATGCTGAACGTCCGCAAGCGGGACGATCACGCTGCCGCTGTAGATGCTCTCGGTGACGGTGTTCATTCTGCGTCTCTCCTGCCTGCGGGCTGCCTCGTTCATTGGAATTTTCATGGCGTGCGCTCACTCCCGTTCAGCGAGGATTTCAGCGCCCCGGAACGTCGCGCCGATGTGCCGGCTGAGCGGCAGCGGGATCTTCGCGATCATGGCGCTCGCCATCTTGCGCTGTGGTGACTTGGAGCCGAAGCTCGCTGACGTGCCGCCCTTGCCGCCCTTGCGGGCTTCGGCAAACCAGTCGCCGCCCTGCTTGCGGCCGTCCGGGTTGCGTCCCTTGCCGCTCGTGGTGTTGTGCGCGATGTTGAACCAGGAGCCGCCAGTGTTCTTGATCGCTCGAGCATCCCTCACGGCCTGCCCTTGGGCAGCGGGGTTGAATGCCTGACCAGGGCGATGGCGCGGGTCGGAAGGATGCTTCCAATCAAGGCCTCCGACCTTCACGGCCTTGATCGTCGGCGGCATCAGCGCCGGCACGTCGCCCCACAGGTAGAACGATCCGAAGTTCCAGCGAGCTCGCCCCACCCATTTCTGCGCGCCGCGGACGTTCTCGACAATCAGCGGGATATGCCGGCCGGCCGCCTCGCACGCCTCGCGCTGAATGCGGAAGCACGTTTCGAACAGCGTGTTGTCCGGCGGCGGCAGTGCCTTGGCGCGCTTCCACGGCATCGCTCGGTAGCTGTACGCCTGGCACGGCGGCGACGCGACGATCAGCGCGGCGTTCTTGAACTGCGAGCCGTGAAGGGTGCGGGCGTCTTGGATGACGAGCAGGCCAGGGTATCGATGGTCGCCGTATTCGTGGCGCTCGATATCGAAGCCGATCACGTCATAGCCCTCGGCGAGCAAGCCTTCGGTCCAGCCACCGAGCCCGCAGAAAAGATCGATTGCCAGCGGCCGGCTCATTATTTTCGATCCTGGATGTTCAGTGCGGCGCGCTCGACAATGCTGTGCTTGCCGACGCCGTAGCTGTTGAAGTGCGCCCACTCGCTGCGGCCAAGCGGGCCGGTGAACAGCACGGCCGGGAGTGGCTTCCAGTAGGGCCAGCCGTCGTACATGCACATTGCGAGCAGCGGGCGACCGTTGAAGAAGTAGCGATCCGGCGCCTTCTCAGCCTCACGCCAGATCGGCGGCATGTCCTTCGCCGTCTCGTGCTCCCAATCGACGGGACCCATGTTGGTCCCCTCGCGATGCGTCTCGGTCCACACTCTCATGGCGCGCGCTCACCACTCGGCAGCGCAGCGACGAACTGCTCGATCATCCGGTCAACCGCCTTCGGGACTTCCGGCCCATTCGGAACGATCTCGATTGCGGCGTCGCCGTCATCATCGGCGATCGTCAGACTGATCTCGCGCGTCGGCAGCATTTCGGCCTCGAACCGATAGCCGCGCGCAACGATGGCGTCGGCCAGCGACGCAATCGGCTCGGGCCGTGCGATGAAGATCGGAGTCGGTCGGCCATCCGGCATCAGGAATTGCGTGAACTTAATCTCCCGCGTCTGCATGGTTATTCTCCCTGTCCTGCGGAGAGCGCGCGATATTCTTTGGCGCGCGCGATTTCAAGCTGCGCCTTTTGGTCAGCCTTACGTGCGAGTTGTTCTAGCTGATCGGGCGTCGGCCTGCGCCAGTGGGTCGGCGCGTAGTAGACGTACATGGAGTCGTCGGGGAACCACCACATGCGGCCGCTGCGCTTGAGCAGCGTTACGTTGCGTTCGCCTCTAGCGTCGTCGACCTTCGTTTCAACGACCTCGCCGCCCGGCGCCGACGCAATCTCTTGCCAGTGGTTCATGGCTTCGCTCGCTGTGCTGTCGAGAGCGACGAAGCCGCAAAACCACGCGGGTCGTCGCAGCCTTCGCGGATCATCATCAGCGCGAGCGCATAGCGGTCGATTACCCGCTTCTGCGCCTCGATCACGTCTGCGATGCTCTGGCGAACCGTGTTGGCAACGGTGCGCATGCTCGGGTCTGGCGTGCGTAACGCCTCGACGGCTTTCATCGCCTGACTGGCGATAGCCTCAGGCGGCGAGGCAGCAAGCCTGTGGTGCGTCCGGCCGCAGCGCGGGCATTCGCAGGAGCGAGCGGCTTCCTCGCGACGGACGCGTTCGGCTGCGTCGAGCGGTATGTCAAGATTTACGGTCTTCATTGCACGCCGTCGTTCACGTCGATGATTTGACGGGTCAGAGCCTCAATTTCTGGCGTGATCGCGCGCAGTTCTTCGGCCATCACGTAGCACTCGCGTTCCTCTGGCTTCGGGCCGGGTCGGATGATGTCGCCGACGATGCGGTCGACAATTGCCATTGCGATCTTCGCCGCAAGTTCCTGCCGAGCATCGTCGCGCAGCTTGCGGATCGCAGCCTCCTGCCTCCGACCAGCGGCGGCAGAAGCTCGCGAGTCTTCCGGTCTCCACGTTCCTCGGACCATGTGCCCCATTCTTCAATCCTCCTGCGAAAGCGCAGAACTAGCGTAGCCGGCGCACTGCTCGAACGCGGCATTGGCTCCGAGCTGATAGGCTCGGTTGCCGTCGGCGCCGAGATCGAGGTTGAGGAGAGTTTTGCCGGCCATCGCAGCGATCAACATCAGCGCGGTCTCGAAGCGGTCGCGTTCTTTCCTGATGCGCATGACGGTCTCTTCGAGTCCGTCGAATGAAGTCTGGATGTCAGTCATCGCGGCAACCCGTGCTTGATCCGGTAGGCGTCCTGCTGCTGCTCCTGCATCGTCGGGCCGGGGTCTTCCATCAGGCGTTCTTGCTGACGATCCCACGCGCGCTCGCGGCAGTTCTCGCAGAGCGTGGTGTTGAATTCGCCGAGGCAATGTGGGTCCTTGGCAGGATCACAGGGCGCATCGCACCCATCGCAGGAGAATGTCTTGGCGACCGCAGTAAAGAAGCGCTGGCCTTTCGATGAGGGCTCGACCGTCATCCCGTCAAAGCCCATGCGGTCGCCAAGCGCACACCACGCGCGGTTCGCGTTCTCTTGCGGGCTCGAAGGCATGCCGCATTGGAGCGCGATCAACGGGACGGAGCGGCAGGCTTCGAGAAGCCCCTTCAGGTTGACTTCGGTCATTTCGAATTCGCGGCGAACAGACATGGTAACCTCCTGTTTTCTCTCACTCTTCGGATGGCTGCGCAGTTTTCATCTTATCCAACTCAGCCATGTTGTCCTTGAGTGCTTTTAGCGCTGCTGCATCGTTTGGGTTTTTCACCAGAAACATCAGGTTTTTGTCGATGTGCTTCGTGCGTTTCTTTTCCGGCCCATCCGGCATGGATTTCATTTGTGCGCGAAGATGCTTGCGCGTGATGGCGTAGTCTGCGGTGGTCATCGCTCGCGCCCCGCGTAGACCGCCGTCTTGTCGAACTTGCGCCATGC